CTCCGGTCAGCGGTTTTATCCGCCTACCCAGCTCACAGAGCCGAGTACCATCCCGTTTTGATGCGAATCGAACGGGGACGACCTGCACGCTCCAAGTGATCCCGGGAGAGGGGATTAACCCCTCTCTTAAGGAAGAACTTGAGGAGAGCAGCCTCACCATCAATGGGATCTCTCCCAATGGTGGCGTCCACCTTAACACCCTTGACAAGAGGGCGTTGAAGGACGGGGCACATCCTACCTACGTCAATTGACGTAGGGTGAACGTGCCGGCCAATCACCGGGGAGAACTCTCCTACGGCAGGATAAGGGATCAAAGATCCCAAAATCCTATCGCAGAGCTCTACCGTAGAATCCATATGCAGCTTAGCTGCAAGGTTTCTAAAGGCAGAGAAAGAGATAATCTCCTCAGCATGCTGACGTCGCGAAGGAATCACCGTGCGGAGCTTGACAGGTGTAACGTCATGCCCAGCATAGTAATCCTTGCCACAAGACTCTCTGAACCTTCCGGTCCAGTAAGACTTGTTAACATTGACCTTCAGACCAAAATCTGAAAGTGCGTCAACGACGTCAAGCACCGATCGTGTGGGGACGATAATATCGTCACCAAACGTTCGTACCTCCCCAGAAAGGGCTTTGAGGTCCTTTCTGGTCAAGTGGCGTTTGAGCTGCTTTTCGACCCCAAGAAGCGCTAGTGTGATGAACACCATCGATTCAATAGGGAAGCAAAGAGCTGAACCCATCGACGCGAACTTGGCTAGTCGAATGACTTTGCCATTTACGTCAGCCTTACGTGACCTGCAAGCGTCAACAGCCTCATGAAGATGAGGGTAGTTGGCCAGCATGGCTCGCACAAGCTGATTGGAAACACGGTCAGAAGCTGCGCTAAGATCTAGCGTAGCAAGATCCGAATACACGGATCCTTCGTGAGCAAGGAACTGATTAGGCTCCTGATCATCGAAGCTGATGAACATTGACGAGATGTCATCCTCGTGAATGAACTCAACGAATTTCTCGAGAAGACCCTGCTGCACATATTGCATGTGAACAGGCTCAATCGCGATAATTCGAGGTGTTTTCAACGTTTTAGGAACCGTGATAACCCTGACGGGTTCCTCGGCTCCGGGCTCCAGCCAGTTAAGGCGCTCGTTATTAACGAGACCGTACGAAGGCGAGAGAAATTCTCTCGCCGGGAACAAATGTTCCATACGGTCGGTCCAGGTTTGCCAAAGATACTTACGATTACCAATCGTACCATCTTCAGTAGTGCCAGGGCCGTGCTTTGGTACGATGTTTCCAAGATAAACCTCTCGGTCCATCTTAGAGAATACATCGCGAAATACCAAAGAGGAGATCCGGACGAAATCCTGATACATATCAAGAGTTCGGACGGAATCTGCCTGCTTAACTGCATGTTCAGTCTCGAAAAACTCCGAAAACGCAGCCTCCACCCGCTCATCCGAGCAGGGAAGGTTAATCTTTGCGAACATCAGTGTGAACTGACGTACCGCGCGGATCGCGTTTATCGAAGGAAAATCGAGCAAACGTCCACTAGGCCGATCGAAAATGAGATCAAGGAAACCTCCGAGAAATCGGGGGAGCCCGCCTTTCTTAGAAAAACCTAAGAAAAGGTCGTGACTAGCGTAACCTTGGTCGAGGGCTTTTTGGAAGTCCTTACCAAAGTTAGCTAAGGTTATCGTCAAAAACGATAACCCCTCACTTTCAAATCGCATCTTGACTGTTTTCAGATCAAGATGGGTACTAGTGCCGCACCAGTTCCCGATATCTTCGAGAACCGAATCGCAGAGTAACATAAGGCTTTTCAAGCCTCCTCCATTCATATTGGGGGTGAGCTTCCATAGCCATGACGTTACTAGTGACGTCCCCGTCGGGAGTTACCGCCGTTGATGAAGGAGTTAACCAACATCAGCGACACAACACCGAAGGAAACAGTCACGCCCAGGATGAGATAAACAATCTCGTCCATCAGACTCGCGCGCCTCTTCGCTACTCTACGGGGATGAGAACTTAGTTCTCACCACCGAGGAGCTGCTTGAGACGAGCGTTCGTCGAAGCAGTGAGGTAGTTGGCAAGGCCAGCCACCGCCTGCGTCTGCTCGTCCAGGCTGTATCCCTGCTTAGGGACATCGATGACGACGTAAGCCGACATCGAAACAGCGTTGGACTGACCAGCGACGAAAGGATCCGCGGCGATCTTGTTAAGATCGATGCGGACGACTCGACGCGTTCGCTTCCCATAGGAATGGGAAACCGAAAGCTTCTCGTCACCATCCGAGTTCTGGAAAGAACCCGAGTTGATACCATTGCTAGTGCGCGGAAGCGTGCTAGCAGTGGTACCAGAAATGGTAAGGGTCTGAGGGTCGGCGAAAGCCATGGCGTTACTCCTGTGAAGTGATCTTCACCTAATGAAGGTTATCATCAGGTGTGCTACCACCTAGGGTAGCTTGTTGACGCCCTTGGTCATACCAAGGGAGCCAAGAATAGCCCACTGCTGAGCTGAGAAAGATTCGGAGTTGAGTCCGAACCCGTAAGGTGTTGCCTTGGCACGCTGCTTACGCTGATAAACGTAAGCCGTCGTCAAGTCACGCTTCAGGAAATTGCCAGATTTCTGGCGAAGACCGAGCGTAGTGTACGTGTTAATCTGTGTGGTTTCACACATGACATAACCGTACTGCAACAGCTGGCCATCGAGAATGGCATGAGTGGCATTGGAGATAATATCCCCAGTGTCACTGAACCAATCCACAAGCCAGCTCCATGGCATCGCGGCCCACAACGCCTCTGCGTCCAAACGGGCGCCGAGGAGGTGGGCCATCAACTGCGATGTCCTCTCAATCCGTCCCCACTGATCATCAGTGGTGGCGAGGTGATAGCGGAAAGCTCCGCGGAACCATATTCTTTTGTGAATAGATTGAGAGCGAGAGTATCCATCATGTTGGAACCAGTTGGTAGGCTGTGATCCATTGTAGAGACTACCGAAGTAGTCAAAACCTGAATCATAAGAGTCACCAGACCAGTTCTCAACAGAATGAGATAAAGGAAAGCCATACTTCCTACGAACAACTTTATCGTTGTCGCGCTGAAACTGATCGAGAATCTTTTTCTGATTCACGATAGAAACAGCAATGGAACGAATATCGCTCAAGGCAGGGACAAGCCCAAACATGTAATTAAGGAATTCTTCCGGTCCGACCTTAGAAAGGTCGCGGAAGCCCTTAGCATTTTTGAGTGCCCTGCCAGGCATATTCGGCAAACCATCGCGGAGCTCGATGAGAGCTGTAGCGATAGATGCGTTGGACTTAGTCGGCTGTACCTTCGCAATAGCGCGGGTACCATAACTATCGTCTACGTCCGGTATAAGTTTACCGAACATAGAACCATGGTTATTGGACGACTCCTGAGTCAAACCAAGCTCCCCTCGATTGAAGGGGGCGCGGTGAAACAGGGGTCCGTAGTACTGCCACCAGTCAGGGCGGTAGTCCGGGTGATAGACAAGCTCAGGCTCCCAGCCGTTCCAAGGAACGACAGAGTGCTTGATCGAGTCAAACTCGTGACCACTGTCCTGCTTAGGCAGTTTACTATCTTGATTAGCAATATCCTCGACAATAATGCCGAGGCTATTGATCTTCTTGTCCAAAGGCGACTTTCTGCCTGTTCTAAAAGAATAGACAGAATCCTGATACCCAGGATGGTCGGAAAGGAATTCCTCGCCATGCAGCAACTGCTTGGCGTTGAGAACTCCCTCGTCCTTCCCGAATGGATTCGTGAGACTCGAGTATACACTCGGAATCCCGCGTGCCATTCGAGTATCCTTAAAGTATCCTCCCAAAATGGAACCTTACTCTAGTTTTTGTCCAGGCTCGGATGCACTGCATTGAGTTTTCTGGACAGAGACAGGATATCAACCCTGC